ACAGAATGGGTATGTTAAATGATTGAAACTATTTTTGCCTTACTTATGATTATAGACCATGAAATTAAGGAACACAGAATACAGGACTCATTAAGTGTTTGTTTAAAACATAAAAGAATAGCAGAACGAACAGCTATTAATAAAAACAAAATTCAATACAAGTGCATTAAATCAAAGGCAGAATTAGAAACTAATATAGATGGCTCAATCTCGATCAAAAAACTCATCCTTGAATAAAAGAACTTATAAGAAACATAAAGAACACGCTGAAGATATGTCTTATGAAAATGAAGTAGATAAATCTTTTTTGGATGACTTATTAAATAATACTCCTCATGAAGAACAATTCGAAGAAAACCTGGACAAGAAATAAAAAAGAAGTTTATGATTGCGGTCAATGCAATTGGTGTAATAAAGAATTAACCTCAGATATGGGTGGATGGATAGTAAATGGTGAAAAAAAGCATTTTTGCCATAATGGTGTAAATAAGCTTTGTTTTGACCATTATTTGGACTCTAGGAAGCCCATAGCTCAACGTACAAGTACTTCGGCAGCATAATTCGACTCTGAGTATAGGCAAAATTAAATGCTTAAATAAGAGTCTTTTAGTTAAGCTTATTACCATCTTCTCTAAACTTTTCGGACTCAACTGTCGCTAAAGCAGAAGATAATAAATCAATTACAAATTGTTTTTTATTATACCAACCTGCAATATTCATTGTAGTTGAAACTAATGCAACTAAAGATGCATCAACATTTCCTCGTCTAAGTAAATCAATCGTTATAAAATCATTTAATTCTTCTACAGAATGTGCGCAATCTTTAAGTTCAAGATTTCTTTTTTTAAACTCTTTTTTTAAATCTAGAAAAGATTTCATATTGATAGGGTAGAATATTCTATTATTAATTTAAACGCACTTAAAACAACTCCAAAAAACACACCAATGTGCTGAATTATAATAAAAAAAAAGTAAACACCAAGTAGAGTAAACCATGACAGGTATATAATACTATTAAACCTTACTGGACTACTTGATGCTTACTCGTAATTAAAGTGTTAATAGCTTATAAAGCATCACTTTAATATGATCTTAATCAGCAGGAGGCCTTTACTCATAATATCAATATTAATATTAATTTGAGGTTCTACCTTACCTATTTGTCGTCACAAATTTTGTTTAACTAGGGGAAAATCTCTCTCTAGTATTAATACATATGAACTTATCTATTGCATCAAGTAACGAAAAAGGTCAACTCCCCTAGCCGAAAGGAGCTAATCATGAAGACTAGCTTTTATTTATAACTGACTAGGTTATAAATTCTTTAAAACTGATTATTAAAATCCCCATCATTACTTGACGGTGTAGCTTCCTTAGATTCTTTAGGTGAAACCATTTTGATTACACCTGAGTATCTTGGAATAACTACTTCTGTTACATATCTTTGATTGTCATTAGCATCTTTATAAGATCTAGTTTCAATCTCGCCTTCAACATATAACATAGTACCCTTTTTAGCATACTTGCCCATTGTATCTGCGATACGAGGATCAAATACTACAATTTTATGCCAAGTAGTTTTTTCTTCATCTTTAAACTTCTTGTTAGTTGCTAAAGATAAATTAGCCATACTATCACCTTTTTTAGTTTGCTTAACTTCAGGATCAGCACCTAATCTACCTACTAGGATTACTTTATTTATCATCTTTCTTACTCCTTAATTTAGAAGGATCTATTACTTTTACATTACTTTCTCCAGTAGATCCATTAGAACTGAATTTAGTTTTCATTTCTGAAATATATTTATTATTGTCAAACATTCCAAGAAACACATCTGCATTAAGACCTAAATAACTAAATGCTTTAGTTAATGCGTCAGTAGATGCTTTTTTACAAGCTTCATCATCTAACGTACCTGCTTTTTTATACAAAGCACACACACTAGATATTGGGCCAAAAGCATACCATTGTTCATTTTCTTTCCATTGAACAACAACTTCAGCAAATACATTTTGATCTGTATATGTAAAAGTATTTTTAAATCTCCAACCTTTACCAACTGGGCCAAATAATCCTGTCATACACATAACTTGCGACATAGGATCAATAGTGGTTAAAGTTTTTCCAAATTTAGGAAATGGTTTTGTCCAACTAGGATCTGTAGATTTTGCTTTATCCCAAATATAATAGTTTTTTTGTTCACCTATTCTAGCCATTTTATACTCCTTTTTCTGTGTATTGATTGTTTATATGCTCTTTACTGACTACATACACATAAGCCATAGCACCGCTTGAGTTTTTTCTTCTATCTTTTCTTTGAATTTTACCTAACTTATAAAGCTCAGTAACTCTTGGTCTAACTGTAAAAGGACTCAAAGCTAATAATTCAGCAACCTCATCAGCAGTAGCACCAAAATTTCCTTTATTGATAATCACATTAAATACTTTCTTTCTTATAGTTTCAGCTCCAGCTTTTATTAATTCTGCAGCTTCTAAAGAAGTACCGTTTTCTTTAATTCCTGGAGACAACGGGTATGATGGTTCTATCTTCATTAAATTCCTTTTCGTTAAAATTATCAAAACCAATATAATCAGGTGGAGCTTTCTTTTTTTCTACAAAGTGCCAAAATAATACTTCTGCGTTTTCTAATTTTTCTTGAAATTCTTTATCTGCAGTAACTTCCATTACTTCATATTTAAGATTTCCAAAAAATATAGAAATATACACTCTCTTACTTGCTACACACATTAAGTAGTGCTGTATTTGAGCTTTATATTTATCAGCAACTTTTTTAGGATTACTAAATGCGTTAGTATGTTTACATTCTAAAATAGAAACACCATACTTCATATCACTTGGATCTTTTTTGTCAGGCATAATTAATCCATCTACATGAGCATACATAAATTTATATTTTGGATGAAAAAATGTTTCTTGTTTACCATGTACTTTTAAACCAGTTTGTTTTTCAAACCATCTAATATTAAGATCTTCAGTATGTATTCCCATTTGAACAGGTAACACATTACTTAAATCAGGGTACTCGGACTTACCAAGCTTTTCTTCCCATAATTGATACCAATCACCTTCATATAATCTTGTTGCATCAGATCCACCAATACCTTGTTTTCTATCAAACTCTTTATTCATTAATTTTCTCCTATTTTATTTTTTTTTAAAAATCTCCAATATCCTAATATTGTTTTTGTTCTTCCATTAGGTAATTCTACATCTCTCTTTTTTTTAACCCACACTTTATAAAACCTTGCATCATTATTATGACCTATATTATATTTAGGACTCCATTTCTTAATAAGAATCTTTTCCCATTTTTTACTTAAATAATCCGATTGACTTTCAATATAATAATAATGAGTATATTTTTTATAAGGTGTATAATTATTATACGGATCTTGTTTTCTTCTTTTACCCTTATGTGCAACTAATCTTGAATTAAGATGTGATGTTTGTCCTATATATATAATTTGTTTTTTATTAAATAAAAAATATAAATAATATTGCTTAATATTTTTACTAATTAATTTATCGTTATTTATATTCATATATTCCTCCTAGTTTATTTATCCACATTTGTTTCTCCTTTTTAAGTTCTTACGTGTCCACTTCCTCTTTCCACTAAATCGAATTGTAATCTTTTTCTATCAGATGTTCCATGATTATAAAATCTTTCAATTGCTACTATATAATCATTTCTACTTCCACATTTTCTTAACTTTGTACTTTTACTTTCTAATTTTTTGAAAAAGAATTTCCAGTTAAATTCAGGATAGCTCATACATGTAACTATAGCTCTCATAAATTTATCATCTCTGTTAAATTCTACATAGTCTCCTATTTTATTTATTCTTTGTGCAATTTCATCTGCTCTAGCAAAATCTTTTATTTTAAAATCTCCTTCCATAAATTTTTTTCTAGTATTAGTTTGAATATGTCTTGATATACCAATAAGTAATCCCATTGAAAATGTAATACCTAATTTATATTCCCTTACAAAGTAATCTAACATTTCATATTCTTTAAACCCTCTTACAACATAAGAATCTAGAAATTCTCTATTATTCCATCTTTGTTGAATAGAATTAAATTTCATTACATGCCCAATGTCTCCTTTTCTTATAATATATTTTACAGGCAAATTTAATTCTTTTCTTGCTTGTAATTGATGTTGTCCATCTAGCACTTCCATTTTTTCATTAACCACTATTGGATCCTTAAGATCATGTTCTTTTAGATCCATTTTTATTCTTTTAACTAATGCAGGTCTAATTGGTCTATTTCCTTTTAATTGTTTAAAAATTGAATAATCTTTAGTTTCATATATATTATTATTTTTCATATTCCTCCTAGTTTAAATATTTTTTAACTGATTTAACTACTAACTCACAATATCTAAGCATCTCAATAAAGTAATTTCTACGTTTATTTTTTCTCTCTATCTCTACTTGCTTGATTGCTTTATTAGTAATTTTATCTATTGTTTTT